CGGAGTTTCAGCTATAAACGGTCTAGTCGCGCTTGGGCTGCTGGATGACAGCGATATATCACAACTACAAATATCAGATGCACTAATAAACGCTTCGAATGACGAGCTGCTTCAGGAACTCGCACGCCGTCTCAAGGAGAACGCTGACGCCGACTGGGTGAACAGTCCGATCATCTACCGTGACGAATTCGACATGGCCGCGAACGACGATCCGAACGCGAGACTCGAAGCCGAAACACCGGAAGACTGACGACAGCGATGAATATGGCGGCGGTATTCAATCATGATGCCGCCGCCTAATAATACGAAGGGAACAATGTCTCGAATCACCATCGACGTTTTGGAACGTCAGGCCGAGCACATGGGTTTGAAGGTTTTGGAATCCGATATTCCCGGCACTACCTGCGGATTGTATTGCGACCGGCTGCGGACGATATGGCTTGCCGACTGGTTGAACGACCGGCAGAGGCTCTGCACCCTATGCCACGAGCTTGTGCACGCGAAGTACCGTGATCTTGGCTGCGGCACGCGGTTCGGCGTGAAGTGCGAACGTAGGGCGCGGCGCGAGACGGCTTTGACGCTGATAAGCCCGGCCGAGTTTGCCATGTCCGAAGAGCTGTGGGACGGCGACACCTGGCATATGGCGGCGGAGTTGGACGTGACCATGCAGGTTCTCGCGGATTACAGGCAGATTCTCAAGGATGGCTTGTTTGCAAAACGCCCATGATTCATCAGCCGTCAATTGGGGGGATAATCCTTGTTGAGACATATTGCAGGAGAGCAAAGGAGAGCGTCATGGGTTTTCTTATCGTCATCGCGGCTGTGTCCGTCGGTCTCGCGGTGTTCGTTCTGTTGACGCAGATGGCCGTGAGAAACGGCATCCGCATGTCCGGACTGATCGACTGGAAGACGCAGTACGAGTTGGAGCGTATGGAGGATGCCGGTGGCAGTCAGAAGCCGTTGGCTGAATTATATAAGAGCGTTGCCGAGTCTGAGGATGATGCAGACAAGGTGGAGCGCAAGGTGAAGGAGCAGGCGTTGAAGTACATCAACTCGCGTAATTCAACCCATGTGGCGAACGCATGGATTTTCCTTGGCCTCGGCATCGTCCTGTGTGTAGTGGTCGTGCTCATCGCGGTGTCGTCGGACAGCATGATGTGACCGCATACAAAAAAAAACGGGGACATCCTTTCTATGAGGATGTCCCCGTTTTTTTATATCAGACGGCCACCGGTGCCTTGATCGCGGGCCATGGGTCGTAGCCGGTCAGGTGGAAGTCGTCATACGTGTACGCGTCGATGCCAGACGCCTTGTCGATGCTCATATGCGGGTACGGGCGCGGCTCGCGTTCAAGCTGCTTCACGACCTGTTTCAGGTGGTTCCTGTAGATGTGCGTGTCCCCGCCCACCCAGATGAACCGTCCTGGCTTGTAGCCGGTCTGTTGGGCGACCATCATGGTCAGGAGCGCGTATTCCGCGATGTTGAACGGCACGCCGAGGAACATGTCGCAGGAACGCTGGTACAGCTGGCAGTCGAGCCTGTCGCCGCGCACATGGAACTGGAACAGGCAGTGGCATGGCGGCAATGCCATCCGGCTTAGGGATTCGACGTTCCAGCTGTTGACGATGATGCGTCGGGAGTGCGGGTCTTCGCGGATGGTCTCGATGGCGTTGGCGATCTGGTCGACGCCGCCGAGGTCGGTCGGCCAATTGCGCCACTGGCATCCGTAGACGGGTCCCAGATCGCCGTTGGCGTCCGCCCATTCGTCCCAGATGTGCACTCCGTGCTCCTGTAGCCAACGCACGTTGGTGTCGCCTTTGAGGAACCATAGAAGCTCGTAGATGACGCCTTTGAGGAAGACCTTCTTGCTAGTGATAAGGGGGAAGGCTTCGGATAGGTCGAACTCCATGCGTGTGCCGAACAGGCTTATGGTGCCGACGCCGGTGCGGTCGTTGGACGGGACGCCGTTTTGGAGCACGTCGAGAAGGAGGTTCTCGTATTGGTATTCGCCGCTCCACTTGTGGAGGTGGTCGGCTTCGGAGAGGAACGCTTCTTGTTCTTCGGCGGATTCGGATTGCATTGGGGGCGGATTGTCCTTCGTGGTTGCGTTTGTGGAGATGGGCGGCGGGGAGATGCCGACCGGTCGCGGAGTGCCTGCTGGCGGTTTGTCAAGCCGTTTGGCTGGCTTATGACGCGATTTTAGCACGCGGACTTTCTTTTTGATGTGTTAATTACGAGCGAAGC